GTTTGCTTTCAAAAGTCACTGTTCTTTGCGGTGCAGAAACTGTTGTGCTTGCAACTCTTAGTGGTGTTTTACTTGCTTTAATATTTGAGCCGTTAACTAAATAACCATCTACGTCTCCTGGGTCTGCAACCGTTGCAACGTTTGAGTTGCTAGTAACAAGAGCGGTAAGACTATCTGTAGTGTCGGTAGTTACATACGCAACTATAACACTACTGTTATAAAGACCAGCAGCACCGCTTGACATGTAGTTTTTCATGTTTGGTAGTTCCGCAATTAAAGGGTTTCTTTCTCTATCAAATACCCAGTTGTAAACTTGAAAACCTCCTGTTCCATCACCACTATGCTCTGGTGATACAAACAAACTTTGTTCAAATGCATCACCTAGTGTAAGTACGGGTGTTAGTTCGTGATATTGGTCTTGTTGCACTGAATCCATGTAGTCATTAATTGCACCTGTTTTTGGAACAACTTTTGGATATAAGTTTTCTTCAGATCCCATAACGCCATCTCTACTAAAATCTGTTTCTTTTAAAGATCTAGGCACTTTGTTTATGTTATCACCACTTAAAGCTAACCAGCTTTTACCACCTACGGTTGAAACGGTTTGTTTATTTGTAATATTATCCCAACCTTGGTAAGGATGTGAAGCATATATATTATAATAATCTTGTTCTGTTTGTTTAACAACAATTTTGTAAGAGTACCAACCGTGAGGGTTATAGTTTTGATCTTGTCGTGGATCATAAACTTGCTTGTTACCACTGAAAAGCTGCGAGTTATTAAAAATAATTTTTAAAGCTTGACCGTAAGCTACTTGATTTGATGACCAACTTCTAGTTGAAAATACTATTGAAACATTTGACATAGTATAAGGTCCACCTGTTATTACAACAACTGTTCTTAAATTACCATTTACAACAGTGTTAGTAGCGCTAAACACTGTTTTATTTGCTGCAATACCTGTACCTGTAGCTAGCATACCTACTTCAACAGGGTAAACACCATCTAAAACTATTGTTGATGAAGATGATCCATTTCCTGTGGCACCACTATTACTCTGCGCTGATGTTACAATTGTTTTATTCTTGTGATCAGCCGTAATTGGGTCTGTGTAAACAGTATCAGCATCATTGTCATCACTAGAAGATAATATAACTGGTGATTGTCTACCATACTTATCAGCAAAAACAATACCTACTTGATAAGTACGCCTTTGTTTTACTGAGTGGTGTTTGTATTGTCTGTGAAGATCTTGTTGTAAACCATGTGTTGCACCATATTCTGTATCACCTTTTTCATCAACACCTAGTATATAATTAATACCTTTTTTACCAGCTTCATCTAAAGGAAACTCGTAGTTTTCAACAAAATTTCCGTATATTACTCTGTTACCAGATATTTCTAATGCCTTTGCCATTAAAGGAACCTGATCGTAAACCCTTATTAATTGGTCTTCTGGTAAAACCTTTATAGGTTCTTCTGATTTATAAACATATTTAAAACACTGTCTATTAAAAGGAGTTGATGTAGAAGAAGGTTTTATAGTGTAGTAATCAAAATCACTAGTAGATGTGTCTTCTATTTTTATTGATCTTAAAGATTTAACAGCTAAACCATCAGATTCTTTAACTAGTATTTCAATTTCATCAATTTTAAACTTGTTGCTATACACACCGCTAGTATAACTAGCTGAACTTCTTTCATCATAGTTAGGCACAGGTATTCTTAATACAACCGTATTAATAGCGTTTTGCATTATATTAACTTTACCTGTTCTCCACACACTATGTATGTCTACTGCAAGTTTATTGTTGTTACCTTCAACTTGATTTGGATATACGGTGTTATCTAAAGTTGCGTTTTCGTCTCCATCTAGTTCTGAGTTGTTTAATGGTTCAAAAACAACTTGAGTAAAAGGTGCCATTAAAGAATATTCACCATCCTCGTATTTAAATCTATAAGAAAATCTTACAAATTTATCTCTTAAATATTTTGATGTAATATTACCACTTGTTTTATCTGCATAAACATCCGCAGTTGCATTGTTATCATCTGCCCAATAACCATTACGATTAATTAATCTTATTGGAGTGTACGGTGCATACTTTGCAACAGAAATTTGCTCTTCATATATATAATGTTTTGGATCATCAATAGCTCTCTGTATGTTTATTTTTCTTGGTTGATTAAAATTGTCTGTCCAGAATAACAAATCATCTATTATCTTTGCGCCAGTTATAATGTGTTTTGTGCTAAAATTTAACCAAGCACCTGATATAAGTGTACTTACACTACCTGATTCAAAATTGTATAATACAATCGCACAATTAGTAGCGGAACTTGCGTCGTATGTTGTACCACCTACTATGCTAGAGCCCATACCTTTTGCTCTTCGTATAGATCTTATGTCATCAGTATCGTTACCGTTTTGGTGGTTTGTTAAAAAATATGCAACTCTTTTTTCTTTAACATCTTCAACAAAACCAATAACAACAGGTTCAAACCCTGTGCCTACGTTGTTCCATAAAGGTGGTGTTCCATTTGTGTGATGATCAATAATTTCAGAAGCTGTTGTTCTCGGTAATGTTCCTTTGATTGTTTCTGCAGCACCAGTATCACTATCTTCAGATTCAGAAATAGATAAATTTTGAGCAAATCTAAATTCACCTTTTGGAATCAACCTTTCGTCAAGATCTTGATTCATCTTACCTTTTACAAAACTATTTTTAATTTCTGGCATTTAACTAGTGTTTAATAATTTTAGATTTACCTCTCATAACTTGCGTAAGTTCATGTAATTTAACATTTGATAACCTAAGTTTAGCATTACGCATAGCTGCTCTTCTTTCTTTTTTAGCTCTCATAATCTGATACTCAGGTATGTTAAGCTTTGTAGATAATATAGCGTGGTATATGTATTTATACATAGCATCCTCAGCCATCTTATGTACTTTAATATTTTCTAACTTTGGAGAATTACCATCTGAAATATACTTTATAGTAATTGTTCTACCTGACATTGAGCTGTCAAAACCAAACTGACCGTTAGCTTCGTCTATTGTAAAAATACCATTGTAGTTATTTAACTCAGGATCTGATCCTGGTCTCGCAGATGATGTGTGATATATATTTGATAAGTAATGTGAAAATAAATAGTAATCATCTTGACTACCTTTACCGTTAATATTATCTAATTTAAATTTTTCAAATCTTTGTTGTGTTATACTTGGTGTTATTTGTAACGTACCACCTTCTTCGTCAAACAAATATCCAGCTTGATCGTCTTGAGCTATAGATTCAGAAGGTCTTGACGTATATCTTGCTGGAAATATAGGGTGTTCAACACCAGCTGTATCTACCCAAGATAATCGCACGTAGTTAACGTAGTCTTGAGGAAAAGGTAGTGTTAGTGTTGGAGGAACATCAACCTCCTGTATGTTTTCTACTCTTGATACTTCGTATGAAAACTCTTGCACACCTCTTCTAGCGTGAAATAAAACGTCTGTTTTACTAACGTTGTTTAACACCTTACCGTTACCAGTGTAACCATACATAAAGTTATTTACTATATTTACTAAACTAACAAACCTATAATCACCTAATGATCTATCAATAAATTCAATTACAATAGCATCGCTAACAACTAGTGGTTGTGCTGATACATCAATAGTTACTCTACCAGCGTTTACTCCTGTGGCTATGTAACTATAGGTACTTCTATTTATTTCAGTACCGTTTAAGTATATTAAAAAATCAGTTTCAGCACTAGGTAGTCTAGTAACAGTAAGATCATATATACCTTGTGAAACACCACCAGAAGCTTGTGCTGCCGTAGTTGTAAATGATTGACTGACGTTGTAATATTGCTCAGCTGTTGTTGTTCCTAGTAAACTCATATTTTTTATTGTTGTGATTTAGACATTGTTGCTGCTTGACTTAACTGAACAGCACTTTGTAATACTTGAGGATCTTTAATTGTAAGACCAGCATATCCCAATATTGTTATAATCAACTCTGTTTCGTTTGATATATGTAATCTAAAATCATTTGAACCTTCAGTGCTACTACTATATAGATCTTGAGCTCTTAATGTTATTACTATATCATTAGCACCTAGCCAATAATTATTTAATGCCGGTATTGTTATTGTATCACCAGCGTTAAAGCCAGTTCCAGCTGATGTAACGTTTAAAGCTGTTACTGTAGCTGTATTTCCACCTGTTATTGTTAGTGTAATTCCTATACCTGTTCCACTACCACTTGTTGTTACTCCATCAGTTCCAATAGTAATTGGATAACTACCATCTGTTAAACCGATAGTATCATTTGTTGTTACGAGTGTCATAGGTCTGTTACCAATTATCACTCCTCCTGCTACAAATGGGTTAATGTCATGGATGTTAACACCGTAGCTTGAATCTATTGTGTAACCCCATCGTGGATCAGAAGGGTGTTGTATATATTGTAATCTTATAGCACCTAGTGCCCACGAGCCATCTGTTGCCGCAGGTTCTACTACAAAATCTGATTCTCTTTGATAATATATTGGAAATAATGTTGATGGTGCTGTTAAAGGTGAGGATTTTAAATAAGGTATTCTATTTTTTTCAACTTTTTCTAATTTTACAGTTTGACTTGTTATAGTCAAATCTATTACTTTATATAAGTCTGTTGGCAAAGTACCAACGCCTGCACTTGATAATGTTATGTCTGTAAAAGCATAAAATTCATCTAGTTGTTCTTGTATTTTAACTGGTAAGTCAGCTAAACCTTCATTTATACGATTAAAGTTATCTAAATTTAAAAACTTGTTGTAGTCATAAAACAACTTTTCTAAGATTTCTTTTTGAGCTTGTATTGCTAGATTATTATACTCATAAGGATTAAGATAACCTCTCTGCTCTTTATTTAGTATTGATAATACTGTTTTGTATACTCTGTTTACTGGAATCGCCATAATTTATTTTTATTTATAGTAAGTAGTCACCTCATAGAGATGACTACCTCTATAAAGTTTTGTTATTTTAGTTTTTTCTCAACTTGTTGAAAAACTTCAATACCCTCATCTGTTTTAAACCAAACAGCTAATGCTGAGTATGGGTTTTCGTCAAATGGTACTGTAAACAACTTCCTGTCATTAGATGCCCACATAAATGTTCTTTGATCGCCTGAAAGCTTAATTATTCCTTGCTCAACTGATTTAATACCAATGTTTCTAACATTAATATTTTCATCATTAACAAGCTCTAAGAATAGTGCAGCGTTTTCTTGCGCAAATATCATTACATCTCGCTTAAGCTCCTTAGAAGCCATCTTAGCAACTCTATCGCCTAACTCTGTTCTCATTATTGCCTCAGCTCTATCAATATCTAAGTTTTTAGCAGCATTCATAGCTTCTAACTGTAATTCTAATATGTCAATATCAGCTTCAGCTTCTTTTTCTGCATTAAACTCACTATATACTCTGTTTCGATCTGAGTGATATAAAGATAAAAATTTCTGTAACATTACTTGCTCTTTATCTACAAACAATGATCCGTTTCTAAATATGATATGACCAAGTCTTTGTGGACCTTTCATTTCATCAACAAAAACTGTTTGTTGATTTCTGCAATATTTTATTTCTCTTTCGTAACCTTTTTCTTCGTCAAAATAAAACAAGTTTTTAGATTTCATTATATAAACTGGAGGTATTCTTTGTATATCCAGTTCGTACAATCTATCTTTTATAATCCAACCTTCTTTTTTAGGTTTTGTTTTTGGCTCTACTACTTTAGCAGCAACCACTTGTGGCTTTTCTGCCACTTTTTTTGTTTTTTCCATAATATGATATAATATAAATTTTTAATAAAATAAAAGTACCGAGGCCGAAGCCCCGGTTCTTTTAATAGTAATCTTACTTAAGTAATACGAAATTGTTCGCAGCTTGAGTAACCAAACATCTTTCAGATAAATAGTGAATTTCCATTTTATCAATGCTTGAACTAGAAGCTCCACCAACGGAACCTGTAACCCAAGATTTCAACTTTCTATCATCAGCTTGTCCAGCTCTGTATCTAACGTGTAAGAATGGTCTTCGTACGTTAGCTCCTACTTGCTGATCGTATACTGAAGAAGTACCAGCTGGTATAATAATACCTTTGACACCTCCAACGTGTCCTCTTGTAGAAGAATCGTTTAAGTATTTCCAATCAGTTTTATAGAAGTCATATGAACCTCTTCTAAAGCCAGAGAATCCAAGATTTAATGCCATGTCTTTGCTATTTTCGAAAACACCGAATGATGAACCACCATCGTAGTTTGCGTTTAGCTGACCTAGCATATCGTCAAAGATTAAGTTACCAGCTCTATTTAAGTAAAGCATGTTTTCTTCAATAGCACCTTGCTTATCTAATTCAGCTAATAATAAATCGAAATCTGCTAGTGCATCTGCCGCGTTATCAACTAAGTTAGTAGCTACGATACCTCTTGCTTCAACAGCTGCAAATAAACCTTCAGATCCCTCAGGAGCTTCGTGTCCAGCTGCAGTAGTCATGCCAGAAAATACGTTAGTACCAGAAGCGTTTTCTGCTTCAACCATAGACATCTCTAAGTAATCATTGAATCTAGCTCTAATATCACCAGAAGATTTTAAGTACCATAAGTACCCACCTTGTCCTGATTCTCCAGAAACTTCAACCCAGCCAATTTGCGCTGTGTCTGATCCGTTAATTTCAAAGTGATCTTTTAAGATCATTGGTCTATTTGTAAAAGTCTCGAATCTTGGCTCGATAGAACCGTTCATCGTATCTTGACCTTTTGCAAATTCAGAACCATATACAAAGAACTTGATAACTTGGTTATCTGTAACAGCGATTCCCGCGATGTCATCTACGTTCTGTGCAGTATAAGGTCTGATTGTTAATGCAGCTGTTGATGTTTCAATACCAGCCGTACATATTGCTTTGAATACTACGCCTCCTATTTCACATACTAATGTTGCACCAACTCTAACAGCATGAGCTTCTGAGCCCGCACCATCAACGTTAGTAATCGCATCGATTGCTCCTGTTACAGGATTAATCTCTCCGTTGTATGCTAAGTGTAATCTACCTTGTTCAGACCAAACTACTTGGTCAGATTGTAAAGGCATTTCAGCACTAAGCATTGATAAAAATCCAGAAATGGTTCTGTTACCATATCTGTCTACTTCCTTCTCGTATAAATCTGGAAGATATTGTTGAGCCCAACCACCGCTTGCTATGTCTAAGTAATTTTGAGCCAACGTCATCTGTTGATACGATGGTGAAATTACTGAAGCAGAACCTGGTCCCGAAAAATTGACTGTTGCCATAATTAATAATTTTTAATAGTTTTGTTAATAATTTTTTAGTTTAAATTTTTGGCTAGAACTATTATCGCCGCTTACAACTCTATACTTTTTATCACCAACCTTTACATTGCCATCAGGACTTTTTCTATCACCTAAATTAATATTTTTAGCTTCTGAAGTTATATTCTTAATAGCATCTGCTCGGCCTTGATCATAAAAATGAGTTGCTAAAGCGTCAGCGTTTCTCGCAGCAAACAAAGATTTGTGGTAACTCTTAGCATCTTTCAGCAAATTATCTTCACCAATGTAATTACTAAAAACTTTTAGCACATCACTTTGAGCACCTTTTGTTTCCTGCACATCTTTAACGTTGTAACGATATTTTTTGTCCCCAACTTGAAAATCAAAACCTTTGAAATTCTTATTAAAAACTTTTTCAGTTTCTTTGTTAAAATGTTTTTGTTGTTTTGCGTTTAGCTCGCTTGCCGTATTCTCTTGCTCATTATAGCGGTTGAAAAAGTCCATAGCTTTTTGTTGCTCTTTAGACAACCTTGAACCCAACTTGAGTTCTTGGTAGTATTTACCTTTTAGAGTTTCTAAATGCGTTTTGGCTTGTGCAACTGCTTCTTTATAAGCAAGTTTTTTTCTTTTTACGTCTCTAGGTTCATCTGATTCTTCATCAAAGCTAAAATTGTCTTCCAACATAAAATTAACTTCGTCTGAAGAGAGATGAGGTTTTGTAGATTTATAAAACTCTCGTAAAAGAGCTTCTCCGTCCACGTTTGAGTAATCCGCATTGAGGCGAACGTAATCCTCTAGCGTTCCACCAGTCTCATTCATAAACTCTACGAGTTTCTCAATGTTTTCTGGTAGCTCCACTTCTGGAGTTTTATCTTTAATTTCTTCTTCAACTGTTTCTTCTGCTTCTTCAACAGGTTCTTCAGTTTGTTCTTCTTCTGTTATCTCTTGTAAAACGGGAGTATCTTTTACCTCTGTTTCTTCAACAGGAGTAACTTCTTCCTCTTTAACAGGTTCTTCTACTTTTTCTTCAGTAGTTTCTGATGCAGGTGGTTTGGTTATATCCACTTTGTACATTTCTTCTTTCTCTTGAAAGCCAGATAGTTTTGTTGGTTGTTCTTTAGTTTCGACTTCTTTAGCCTCCACTACTTGTTCAACAACCTCTTCTTGTTGTTTTTCATTTGCCATAATATAATATTATAAAATTGTTAAAAATAATTATTGTTTAGCGTAATATGCTAAAATTGTTCCTCCAGCTAAATCTATTTCGGTATAACTACCATAAATAGTTGATCCAGCAGGAAAAGTTGTGTTTGAGTTTGTAATCTGTACACCACCAGATCCTTCAGATGTTGTTTCTGCGTCATTAACTAAATCACCAGCAGCATCTTCTGTATTTGCAAACTGCTCTGGCTTGTTACTAACTAATCCTCCACTAGCATCAAATGTTGCTTGTGTTAAAACAGTAAATGCAACAAATAAATGACCAACTGGAGGTTTAATAGCATCACTACTTGCAGCAGTGAATACTGATCCGGCTATATTTCCCGGAAATGTTTTAATTCTGTTTCCCATAGTTTTTTATTGTTTTTTATCTTGGTTCAAATTGTTCTAAATCAAACCCACCTAAGTTGTCCATACCTCTTGACTCAAATTTCTTAGAAGGTCCGTCGTTTTTTCTTTGTTCTATCAATGAAGACTGTTGAGATGCTTGTATTCTTGTTCTTTCATCTTTACGATCTTCCTTCTGTCTATCCTTATCTTTAATTACACTACTTTCAGCATTTTTAAGCTGCATATTCAAATCAAATTCTTTTTGCATCAAATCAAACTTAATAGCGGCTTCTTTTTCAAGCTTTTTAATATCAAACTCTAATTGTGCTTGATTTATACTAATTTTAGTTTCAGCAAGTGCTTGTTCTTTCTGCATTTCAGCTTGGGCTGATGCTTGTGCTGCTTGAGCATTAGATTCAGATTGAGCTTGTATGTTCTGTTGTTGAAGTGCTTGGTCTTGTTCTAGTTTTTTCCTTTTTCTAACTTTTAACAATTGATTAGCTAGTTTTAAGTTTTTAACTTCTCGTATATCAATAGCATCTTCTAGGTTAATAGCTTGTTGCTGCATAGCCATTTGTATATTGTTTTCTAATCTTTGTTTTTCTTCTTCATCAGGTGCTAATTCTAAAAATATACCAAAATCATGTATGTGTAAGTGTTTAACATCATTTAAAGTACCTACATTAAATCTACCTAATGATAAAACAAATTGATTTCTTGTGTTAGAGTATTCTAAAACATCAGATATTCTAAGAGAAACCGCTTCAGCTGTTTTTAAAGCTAAATAAACACCAGATTGAAGTATATGTCTTGTTGCTGTGTTACTATTCGCTGCTGCTAGTTTCTGTAAACCAACTAATGATTGTTTATCTGGCATACTACCATCTCTAGCTTCATTTAATCCAGTTACATCACGCATCATTTGTATATAATAGTTGTAAGACTGTATTAAACTATTAATTTTACCTTGACTACCGTTAGATTGTAATTCTTGTATTGGCATACGACCTTGATTAAAGTCTCCGTCTTGCGTCATTGATCTACCAATAACACTACCAGTTTGAAAATACATGTTTAAAGCTTCTTGTGGATTATAGTTTGTTCCGTTACCTAAATCAATTTCAGCAAGTCCATCAGCATCTAAGTAAACACCATCTGGAACTACTCTTGCCATTACTTGCTGTAGTTTTAAATGAGTTATTTGAATCATATCAGCAAAACTTATCATTCTACTTACTAAAGACTCAGCTCTTCCTTTATACATACGAGGAGCAACTAAATTGTAACTCATTGCTACTTTTGTAATATCTGACTTTGGCCTAGTCATGTTTTCACATTTTTTCCATTCAAATAAAACATCGTGACCAACAATTTTAGCTCCAGAGTATAAAACCTCTATCGATCTTTTTACTCTTTCAAATCTTGCTCTTTGATCTTTTGGTGGATTAAATGTATTATCTTTTTTAATAGCTTTATCTCCACCACTTGCATTTTTCTTTAACTTATAAACTTGATCGTTAAACGTTTTGTATTCAAAATATAAAATATTTACATAACCTTTGTTATTGTTATTATCATCTTTTTGATAATAATTATACTTGTCATTTGAAGGTGTTGTGTATTTGCCTTCTATCTCTTCTATTTCCTTTAGTGTTATTTCTGGAAATTCTTTTTTAAGATCTTTTATTTTACATCTTTTAACCTCACCAACATACCATAGATCGTCAAAGTAAGGTGATTCACTATAAGAATAAACAATATTAACAGGATCTACATAATTTATAGTTATACCTTCAGCTGTATTAAATCCATTTTTAACACAAGCAATACCTAGAACTGCTAAATCATAATCTAAACGTTTTTTCAATAAGTCATACTTATTAATATTCATAACGTTTGATATAGCTTCTTCTTCAGCTATTTCAATAGCTTGTTTATATTCCAGTTGCATGTGAACAGTTAACTCTTCATCATCTTTTGGTAAAGCTTCTGGTGGATTATTAAACGTGTTAATACCAGTTTGTTCTTGAACATTTTGTTTGAAACCTTTAAACTGCATATCTTCTACAACATCTTCAATATACTTTGTTCTTCTTTGTGCAGAAGCAGGATCAACTGAAAATGCTTTAATATCATACATTCTTTCATTAATACCATTAACAACTATATCTACAAACTTAGGTATAATAGGCACTGGTTTCCAGTCTAAGTTTAAATAGCTTAAGTCACCATTAATTGATAACTCATCTTTATATTTTTGTATACTTTGTTCTCCACGAGCGTATAATCTTAGTTCGTGGAAACGAAGTTGTGTATCGTAATACCTATCACTTCCGTTATCACTACTAAACCACTCAGATTCTATAGCTTTTGCAACTTGCAGGCCATATTGTTGACCAGACTTCTCTACATCAGGCACTGCCTGACTAGGAAATCCAGATTTTACTTGTGTTTTAATCATTTGTTTATTGCTTTTGATAACATACCTTTGTTGTTATATTTTGTAAACCCAAAGTTTACAGTAGTTTCAGTTCTTTGTGGTTTTGGTCGGTATAAATTCTTATTACATGCCATAATTGCTAGACCAGAGCTAATAGCAGCATCAAATTTTGTTCTATTGTTAATATCAAACTTTGCCCAGTCGTTTAAAGTATCGTTAAAACTTATATTACCATACTCACCATCTTCTTTTACTCCCACGTGATCTTGAATATAACTTTCTATTGCTGCTGCATGAGCTTGTTTAATATCTTCACTTGAATTTGGAATGCCTCCAACTTCTTTTTCAGCTACTGATAGTTTATTCCACATTTTATCAGGTCTATTCATTGAGTAGCCTCTATAACCTCTTCTTTTTAAATAATACAATAGACGAGGTTTATTGTTCTCTGCGAGTAAAGGCATTCCGTAAAATACTAATGCCATTAAAACGTCCTCAAAGAATATCTCGGCTGTTTGTGGTCTAGCTATATACTCTAAGAAAAACGTATTTGGAGGTGCATCTTCCATACTGAACTTAGTTAGTCCATGTAACGCTCCTTTAGATCCAAGACCATCAACAGTACCACTAATATCGTAACTGTCACAGCCAAACGAACCGATGTGATCATTTCCTGGATGTCGTATTCCATTTTTTAAAAAATAATTATTTTGTAAACTTATAGGTGGTACCCATGATAAATTAAACCTGCCATTTGCATTTGGATAAAATTTAACATTTGAATCTTTTATTCCGCCTTCCCAAACAAAACTTCCAACTATAGGCGTTGGATGTGTTTCGTTATAATCTATTTGCTCGTATATTTTTACTAAGTTAAATATACTGTTTTTAGTTTCATCTCTAAACGCATGTTCAGTGGTTCTTGGAAACTGTCTATAAAATTCGTTTAAAGCATCTTGATCGTTTTTTAAACCATCAACTTCATTTTGCCAGTGTTCTACAACACCTACATATATTAACTCCCCATCTGGTCCGAGGACATCATTGTCTGGATTATCAAATACTGGAATTCCGTACTCATCAATAAATCCTTCGTAGTTCCACTCCATTGGGATAAAAAAAGAATATAATCCAGATTTTGTTTGGCCGTTTCGGTTTCGTTGTGTAACATCTGATGATTCATATAGTTTTTTAAAGTTATCACCACCTTTATCTAAAGCGTTAGATGTTGATCCCATCATACACTTACCAATAATTTTAGAACCTAATCTAAGGGTGGTTTTCGTAACACGCCAGTTGTTGAGGATGTTGTTCGGGCGTTCCCACTTACCACTCTCATCGTGGACGAGGAGTTTGAGTTTCTCACCATCATAGGAGTTATCGCCGGTGTTTTTCCAGTCGATCGTGGTATCGAGACCCTGTAAGGCTTCGGGTTTGTCGGAACTGACAATGTTCCGTCTTGTGAGCTTGGACGCGGGGACGCGGAAGGCAAGCTCGGTCTTTGGACGGTCCATTCCGTCCTGGATAGGTTTGAAAAAGAATGGGTAATTAACGGATATCGGAACCACTTTATCTGTGAACATCTTTTTCGCATCGGGTCCAGACTTAGATAAAATACCATATCGGGAGTCGCTAGATATGGTTGCCAAGTTAACCACCTCTCCTGATGCCATAAAGGAAAAGCCTGATCGACGATTCTTAAGGTAGCACAATCCGTACGATCGTACGTCTGCCTTGCAAGCTTCCCAGAATATATAGAAAAGTCTATTTGCTTCTCGAAAGTCTGGTTTCCCAACATCAATCTTGGACCACTGCAGGTACATATAATGAGTACCAGTAATGTAAGTAGACTTACCTTTATTAATATACCAAAAACCCTCTTCTCTTTTTTTGAACTCATTTTCTATATAATCTATATATTTACTTTTAAAGTCTTTAGGATATTCTTTCCAATCAAATATAGTTTTAATTCTATTTAACTCTTTAGGATATTCTGTCACTTCCCACTTGTCACTTTTAAATTTATGAACTTGTTTAGGTTGTTGGGGTAAAGCTATCCTAAGATTTTGTATCTCGTATATCTCACCTATCATACCGGTTTTAGATATAACAACAACGTCATGTTCTTTATTATATCCATATTTCCATTTTTTAGACTTGTTAAGTCTTTTAATGGTGTTTATTTTAATAGGTCTTACGACCTCATATAAGCTTTGCTTGTACATTACTTAGATCTTTTTTCTGCAAAACCTCCAAAACTTTCTTCTTGTTGAGTTTCTTTAGTTTTACCATCTAGCATATTCTGTTCGTCTTCTATACGATTAAGTATTTCAAAAGCATCAAATATAGCTAGTTTTTTAGTTGCAGCGGCGTTCTTAAGTCTATCTGCAGTTATATCATCGCCTGAATCAACTATAGCTTCTTTAGCTACTTTAACTAATTCCTCAACAGCTTTGTAACCAGCTTGGATTATATTCTTTTTCCTTTCCTTGATATTCATATTTAATTTCAATAAATTTATTGTTTAATCGATAAAACCTTTCATCATCAATAATAAACTCGTATTCACCTGCAGGATTATAACCTACTAACTCTCCTTCTTTAAAACTACCATCTGAATACTTTACAATACCTATTTGCTTTGCTTCGTTACCATACTCGTTTTGTATTGGTTTTATAAAACTATAACCTGGCAACGCGTGCCATTTAGTTATTTTTTTATATGCAAAAACTTGATCAACACTTACTTTGTATAAATTCTCTGATATATAACTACCTGAGTTTTTTTCTTGACCTCTAGCATTATGCCATCTTCTAAAAACGTTGTGATGTACTATTATCTCGTCTCCTTCTTTTACTGGTCCTGTAAACCCAGAAGGTAAACCCACAATGATAGCTTGTCGGCTAACGTTTTTATGGTTAAATATTTCTGAGTTTAAAATAAGTTCTTTGTCACCTACTTTTTTAGTATTGTTATACCGCTTTGCTTTAGGTTTTATTAAAAAATAAAACATTCCTTTCATTAGTACTCGAGATTATATTCCACAGATATAGCCATGTTTTTATTAAAATCTTTCCAAGGCATTACGTCGTCTTTTTTTGATATAAAAACACTATACTTATCATCGTTTTCAATAATATCACATATAGTGTGACCTCCATATACTTCTTGGCCAACAGAATAATGCATGGCTTCGTTTTTATAATCTCTACCTATGCTAATTTTTCTTATTAATTTCGCCATCTTTTTTCATTGTTATTGAGCCATCAGCGATGTCAATATGTACATCTCCGTATTTCTCTTTTAATTGTAATTGATTTTTCTGTAGATCACCTCTGAAATTTAAAATACCACTAAGCATTTGTGCTTTTTGAACCTCTAAACCTCCTATGTCGATCTGTAAACTGTTAATTGCTTTTACTAAACCTTGTAAGTTTAGTAATTCTTCTTCTGTTATCTTTTTAGATAATTTTTTAATCTTTGCCATAATTTATATTTAATTTAATTTTATTTTTGCTATACACGTTTCAATTATATTATCACGCAATTGTCACGCTTTTTACTATTTTTTCTCTTTTGGTTTTCTACTATCTATAAACCAATTTTTATATACCTCTCTTTTTTTACATATATAATCAAAGTATTGATCTACTTTTTCTTTCCAATTATCATCTACTGCAGGGTTAATAATACCTGATTTAGGACTAGAAAACGCTTGGTTCACCCACTCCTTAATATGATGTTGGTTAGTAAACAAATGATTGTTTATACAATAAAAAGATCCTTGCTGTATATTATTCCAAACATCAATTGGCGATATTGTTTTACCTAACATTGCAGCGTAGATAGCGCTTTCACTAATATGAGTAGTGTATACGTGTTTCGCTTTCTGCATATAGTAATACATGTCAACATCTCTTGGTAGTATATTGTCTTCTCCAAAGAAATCTTTTAGCTCACCAACAATTTGATGTGTTGTTATTGGATGTGGTTTAAAGTTTATATTGTTACCGTGTGAGTTAGATATGTTTTTCATTCTATTTAAACACACGTTAGTTTTAACTTTATTTGAACCAGGCAATACAACTAAAAAATCTTTAGCTGGGTTTTTATCAAACTTTTCTTTTCTATTTTGATACTTATTAGCATGCTTGTTTGTTATGTTACTAACAAAATAAGAAGCCCAGTCTTTCACGTCTTTAACATTGTCAGCATAAGCATCTAACATTTGCTCATTTCTAAGCTTAACGTTTAGCGGTTGTATGTAAAAACAAGTAGCAAACTCTGTATAAGCTAATGTTTTAAAGTAGGGCATTTCTTCAGCTAGAACATCGTAGCTATACTCTATACCTCTTTCACTTGCTTTTCTAATCACATAACCTTCTACTGCTTCAAGATCATATAATTTTTTATTCTTTTTTAAAGGTCCTATTCTTTTATCTAGTTCCTTTCTATTAAACATTTCCATATTATTAAATTTAATTGTTATTAGTATATATATTATTACATATTTTTACCGCTTTCTACATTTTTACTGATAGTTAATATCAAATCGCTCTGTAGAGTAGTCTTTTTTATACGTGCTGTACCAAGACGTTTGTGTTTCCATAACTGTTACTGTTGTGAATGTAGTTGTAGTGGTAGTGCTCGTATTAAACGTAGTAGTCGTAGTGGTACTTATTACTTGAGTAGTTGTTGTTGATGTACTAGTGTTATAAATTGTATTAGTTGCTTTACTAGTTACATATAAAGTTGTTGTTGCTTTTTGTGTTTGTACTACTGTAATAAATACCGTTAGTGTATTAGTACTTGTGTTAAACTCTGTATTTGTTGCTTTGTTTGTTTGAACCTCAGTGCTTGTTGAAACAACAGTTTCGTAAGCAGTTGTGAATACAGTACTTGTTGCAGTACTAGTATTAAACTCTGTTGTAGTATTTGTGGTTGTGTTAAACGTTGTTGTAGTATTTGTACTAGTGTTATAAATTGTAGCTGTAGCTTTTGTTGTAGCCCAAACTGTATTAAAAGTAGTAGTGGTTGCTGTAGTTGTGTTGAAAGTTGTTGTAGTGTCGGTACTTGTATTAAATTGTGTGTTAGTAGCTTTATTAGTTTGAACCTCAGTACTAGTAGTTACATTTGTCTCGTACTCTGTTGTAAAAGTAGTTTGAGTGTTTGTACTTGTGTTGAATACAGTATTAGTAGACTTAGTAGTTTGGATCTCAGTAGTTGTCGCTTTAATGGTTGTTGTGCTTGTATTAAATATAGTAGTTCTACTAGTTTCAAAATTAGTTGTATACTCTGTACTCGTGCTAGTTGTTGTGTTAAACACTGTGCTTGTGGCTTTGCTTGTTGCTACCTCAGTAGTTGTTGCCGTGCTTGTGTTAAATACAGTACTTGTTGATTTACTTGTCTGAACCTCTGTATTTGTAGCTTTACTAGTAATTGTGCTTGTGTTAAAAGTAGTTACTGTGTTAGTACTTGTGTTAAATGTTGTTGTGGTATTGGTTGACGTGTTAAATGTAGTTGTTGTAGCTTTTGTTGTTGCCCAAGCTGTACCAAACTCTGTTGTAGTAGATGTAGCAGTATTAAATGTAGTGGTTGTGTTAGTGCTAGTGTTAAACTCAGTACTTGTGTTTTTAGTTGTATTAAATGTAGTGCTTGTGCCTATTGTAGTAATAGTAGCAGTGTTAAACACGGTAGAAGTTCCTTTTGTTGTTTGTACAATGGTATTTGTTGCTTTTGTAGTAGCTACAATGGTATTTGTTGATTTACTCGTTTGTACAGTAGTAGTTGTAGCGGTGTTAAATGTTGTTGTGGTGCTAGTAGAAGTATTAAATGTAGTTGTAGTATTTGTACTAGTATTATACACTGTGTTCGTTGACTTAGTAGTTGCAACAACAGTATTTGTATTTCGTGACGTAGCAACAACAGTTGTCGTAGCGGTTGAAGTATTGTATTCAGTAGACGTACTAGTATTAAATGTAGTGGTTGTATTGGTAGCAGTGTTAAAAGTAGTAACAGTATTAGTAGACGTGTTAAATACAGTATTAGTTGATTTTGACGTGCTAACTTCAGTACTAGTAGCTTTGTTTGTTTGAACTACAGTTGCTGTTGATACTACCGTTTCTACCGTTGTTGTTGTAGCAGTATTAAAAGTGGTAACAGTATTGGTACTAGTATTAAACAAAGTAGTAGTGTTTGTGCTAGTGTTATAAACCGTATTAGTAGATTTATTAGTTTGAATATGTGTACTTCTACCGCTTTGTGTTTGTACTACAGTTGCTGTTGCCTTACTTGTTTGTACAGTAGTAGTTGTTGAAGTATTAAATGTAGTAGTCGTATTAGTACTAGTGTTAAATGTAGTAGTAGTATTCGTGCTAGTATTAAATATTGTAGTTGTAGATTTACTCGTTACAACTACTGTGTTTGTATTTTTACTTGTTGCTACTACTGTGTTTGTATTTTTAGATGTCGAAACTACTGTTGAAGTAGCTGTGTTAAACGTGGTGGTTGTATTAGTACTAGTATTATAAACAGTCGTTGTATTAGTACTTGTATTAAAAGTCGTAGTTGTTGACTTAGTTGTTTCAACTACAGTTGCTGTTAATTTCGATGTAGTATAAATCGTGTTAGTAGATTTTGATGTACTAACCTCTGTTGTTGTAGCCGTGTTGAATGTTGTTGTTGTATTCTTGTTAGTGCTCCAAGTAGTAGTTGTATTTTTTGTTGTATTGTATACTGTGTTTGTACTTCTGTTTGTATTATAAGTAGTCGTAGTACTCTTTGTAGTTTCAACAGTAGTAGATGTACTAGTATTGAAAGTAGTTGTAGTATTAGTACTAGTGTTGAAAGTTGTAGTGGTTGCTGTTTGCGTATTATAAATAGTATTGGTGTTCTTATTGGTTGATACAACAGTGTTGGTATTTTTACTAGTTGACACGACAGTATTTGTGTTCTTACTAGTTGCGACAGTTGTTGACGTGCTAGTGTTAAAAGTAGTAGTTGTGTTAGTGCTTGTATTAAATGTTGTAACAGTATTTGTCGAGGTGTTATACGTTGTTGTAGTATTTTTATTAGTAAGTACTACAGTGTTAGTATTTTTACTAGTCTCAAATGTTGTAGTTGTGCTTTTAGTTGTTTCAAACGTTGTAGTTGTACTTGTATTAAAAGTCGTAGTTGTATTAGTTGAAGTATTAAAAGTAGTTACAGTGTTTGTAGCTGTGTTATATACGGTGGTTGTACTCTTATTTGTCTGTACTATTGTATTTGTATTCTTACTAGTTTCAAAAGTAGTAGTTGTACTTTTACTTGTTGAAACAACTGTTACGGTTGCCGTATTAAACGTGGTAGTAGTATTGGTTGACGTATTAAAAGTTGTAGTGGTATTTGTAGCGGTATTGTATACAGTATTTGTATTTTTATTTGTTTCAACAACTGTGTTGGTATTTTTGCTAGTTTCAAAAGTAGTCGTAGTATTTTTGCTAGTTGATACAGTAGTATTAGTTGATGTATTATAAGTAGTTGTAGTATTAGTAGCTGTATTGTAAGTAGTCGTAGTATTAGTAGACGTGTTAAATGTTGTCGTAGTGTTAGTCGACGTGTTGAAAATGGTTGTAGTGTTAGTACTAGTATTAAACTCTGTTGTTTTATTAGTATTATATTGAGTTGTTGTTGCAGTCTGAGTATTATATGCCGTGTTAGTATTCTTGCTAGTTGACACAGTGGTTGTTCTATTCGTTGATACAACTGTAGCTGTAGCTTTTGTTGTCGAAACAACTGTAACTGTAGCAGTATTAAACGTTGTAGTTGTTGCCGTTGTTGTATTAAACGTTGTAGTTGTGTTTGTACTAGTATTGAAATTTGTTTGAGTAGCTGTTGTTGTATTAAACTCAGTAGTTCTATTAGTAGTAAACTCAGTTGTAGTAGCTGTGACTGTATTGTATTGCGTGTTTGTAGCTCTAGTTGTTTCTACAACAGTATTAGTTGATCTTGTTGTTGCTGTAGAAGTATTAAACGTAGTTGTTGTAGAGAAATAAGTCGTGGTAGATCTATTTGTTAACGTAGACTTTGTCGTGTTAAATGTAGTTGTTGTACCTTTTTCTGTTTGAACAACTGTAGATGTAGCTCTACTTGTCGATACCGTTGTGTTTCTGCTTGTAGAAACGGTTGTAGAAGTTGCTCTTGATGTAGATATTGTTGTTGTTCTACTAGTTAAAGTATTAGTACTAGTGTTGTATACTGTTGTTGTAGACTTTGTAGTGTTAAATACAGTATTAGTACTTCGAGCTGTATTATATGTAGTTGTTGTTGATCTTGTTGTTGAAACAACAGTGGATGTGCTTCTAGTTGTTGCCCATTTCGTTAATGTTGATGTGTTGTATATTGTTTCTGTAGTTCTTTCTTCTTGTGTAGATCTTTCAGTTAATGTATTTGTGCTGGTATTAAAAACAGTACTGGTAGTATACGTTGTTGTTGTACTTCTACTTTCAACAGTAGATGTACTTGTGTTATATACAGTACTAGTAGTATAAGTTGTTTGTGTTGCTCTAAAAGTATTAGTAAGTGTACTGGTATTATATACAGTAGTAGTTGAATATGTAGTAGTCGTACTTCTTTGTTCTGTAGTATTTTTATTAGTTGATACAGTTTCATTAGTAGATCTTGAAGTTGACGTAGTTCTTTGCTCTATAGTATTTTTACTTGTTGCAACAGTAGTACTGGTCAATCTAGAGGTAAGTGTTGATCTTGACGTAGCGGTTGTAAAAGCTGTACTAGTAGTATAAGTTGTTGTTGTAGACTTACTAGTCTGAACAACTGTTGAAGTACTAGTATTGTAAACCGTGGTTGTTGTAGTGTTAAATACTGTACTTGTGTTTCTCTGAGTTACAGTAGATCTTTGTTCAATAGTGTTTCTACTAGTTGTTGTACTTCTTTGTTCCGTGGTAGTAGTACTAGTATTAAATGTAGTTGTAGTATTTCTATTTGTACTTGTACTTCGTTGTTCTAAAGTATTTTTTGAAGTAATTATAACTGTACTTCTCGATGTTGTATAGAATGTACTAGTTGCTGTATTATATACTGTCGTGGTGTTATATGTTGTAGTTGTATTTCTTTGCTCTGATGTGTTCCTACTAGTTGCCCAAGTTGTAGTTGTTGATCTAGTGGTTGCTGTATTTCTTGTTTTTAACGTAGATCTTGATACAACACTATTTGTTTGTGTACTTGTGTTGTAAGTTGTAGAAAAAGTATGTATGGTACTTGTAGATGTTGAATATATGGTTGTTGTGGTGTAATTTGTTGTAGTGTTTTTTGATGTTCCAACCACGGTAGTAGTACTCGTACTTCTTGACTCTGTAGTGTTTCTAGAAGTACTGAACGATGTAGAGGTATTAAATGTGGTTGTTGTACTGCGTGATTCTTGAGTGGTTCGAGTTGTTTGTGTATTTCGCAACGTAGCACCAAGGCTAGTAGAGTGCTTAGTAGTTTTAGATGTAGCAAATGTGGTAGTAGTATTAGGCATGATCTTCTCCTTTTCTTATTAGAATATTGTTAACAAAATAATTATTATCAATATTTACTTTAAACATATCGTATACTGTATCTGAACTATCAAACTCTATTTTAGTTATTTCAACCTCTGTGTTATCAGATTTGTAAAGCATGTCACCAACAACTAGTTCGTTTGCTTTTTTATCTACCCAAGTTCCACCTCTCTTTACAATCATATTGTTTCCACCTGTCATTACTAATAGTCCGTCATTTATGCTATACACACCTTTGCATTTAAACATAACGCTCTTTCCAGAAACATCTTGAATTTCTAAATTAGGATTACTAGGATCAGAACATACTAATAATACCGTATCTCCATACACTTTTCTAATGTGCATAGTTTCTGTATTAGATATACTAATATTTGAGGATAATAAAACACCATATGTAGCTGGAGTACGTGGTAAAGTTTTTACTGGAACGTAATAGTTATTTCTATTGTAATAGCTATTTTCTGGCGCGTCAAGACCTGTTACCTCTGTAAACTCAACGTCTTCCCAGTTAAGTTTCATAAAGGCACTTGTTGTTCCTCCGCTAAAATTCCACCAGCTAACCTTGCAATTATGATGCCCTTTATTTCTACAAAACCAGTTAAACGTACGATGTAAATCACCATCGCAATAAGTGTCCATTAATATAGCGTTAAACCTACCAGGTACGTCTTTTAAATCTATCCAATCACCCTCAATAATTTTCACGTTAGATTTACCAACAGCCCAAGCTCTTGCTTTTACAATAACCTGCGGGTGAGATTCAACAATAGTGTGATGGCCTGGGTTTCTTTTTTGTATTTCATCAGACAGTATACCCATACCAAAACCACACTCTAAAACTTTATCACCTTCAGAAACAGTAAGCTCTGCCATTTTAGCCATAATAGGTTTTTCCCACGACATCATAACCTCTAAGGTTTCGCCATCGTGCACCCATGTAATCTTATCATTTGTGAATGTTAAGTCAGCCGCTAAGTAAGGATCTCTATGTGAATGATATGCCATTGTTATTAATTTTAAGGTCTATTGCCACCCTCGCAACCTCTTAAACAAGGTTCATCACCGTCTGTAGATGTGTTCCTGCTAGTATTGAAGATTGTGTTGTAGTAAGTCAAAGTGCTTGTGTTAAATACGGTTGTTGTATTGAATCGTGTTGTTGTGTTATATATTGTGGTAGTGGCTCTAGAGGTTTGTGTGTTAGTGCTTGTATTAAATGTTGTTAACGTGGTGTATGTAGTCGTGGTAGTGGTAGCGGTACTTGTGTTATACTTTGTGCTTGTAGTTTTTGATGTAGCCGTTACTCTAAATGTAAGTGTGTTATACGGTAAGTTTGTGGTTGTGTTTTTAGTTGTGTTAAACGTAGTAAGCAATTGCGCGTTAAAAACTGTTGTGGTGTTAAATGTTGTTACTGTAGTAAATGTTGTTGTTGTGCTTGTACTAGTATTGAATGCTGTGCTAGTAGTATATAATGTAGTCGTGTTTCTTTGTTCTTGCGTTGATTTTGAAGTTGAAACCACGGTGCTTCTACCTGTTGTAAACGTTGTTGTGGTGCTTGTATTGTAAGCCGTTAAAGTTGAATAAATAGTGGTTGTGCTAAACGTAGTAGTGGTATTTCTTGTAGTATTATATGCGGTGCTGGTAGTATACGTAGTAGTTGTAGAAAATACAGTGCTTGTTGTATACGCCGTGGTTGTTGAGTAATTAGTAACTGTATTTTTACTAGTGTTGTAGTGTGTCGTTCTACTTGTTGACACAGTGGTATTTGTAGAGGTATTGTAAACAGTTGTTGTACTTCTTGACTCTGTAGTGTTTTTACTTGTAACAGTATTAAACGTTGTTGTTGTACTGTATATGGTTATAGTGTTTGTACTTGTATTATATGCAGTACTTGTTGTATAAGCCGTAATAGTAACAAATGTTGTTGTGGTTGCAGTGCTGGTGTTATACACTGTGTTAGTAGTATACGCAGTAGTTGTATTTCTTGACTCTGTAGTAGTTTTACTTGTTGTATAAGCTGTTGTGGTGTTAAATTGTGTTACTGTGTTTCTTACCTCTGTAGTGTTTTTACTAGTTGTATAGGCAGTGCTTGTGGTATAAACAGTAGTAGTGCTTCTTTGTTCTGTGGTATTTTTGCTTGTTGAAACTGTAGTGCTTGTTAAAAACCTAGTTGTTGTGTTATATGTTGTTGTTGTTTGTTTTTGGGTTGATACTACTGTTGTCGTTGTCGTGTTAAACGTTGTCGTAGTGTTTGTAGAAGTATTAAAAATTGTAGTTGTAGCTTTTGTAGTGTTGTACGTGGTGTTAGTACTTCTATTTGTATTATAGGTTGTAGTGGTATTTTTACTTGTAGAAACTGTTGTAGATGTTAGAAAAGTTGTTGTAGTTGCCGTGTTAAACGTAGTGGTTGTATTGGTTGAAGTATTGAAAACCGTACTAGTAGTTGTATTGAATGTGGTTGTAGTGTTTGTACTTGTGTTATATGTTGTAGTTGTACTAGTGGTTGTATTGAACTGAGTTGTAGTACTAAATATTGTTTGTGTTGCTCTGTTGGTTTGTGTTGATTTTTGTGTTGAAACAGTTGTGTTAAATGTTGTTGTAGTTGCAGTACTAGTGTTGAACGTAGTGGTTGTAGCAGTGGTTGTGTTGAATACTGTTTGTGTAAGCTTTGTTGTATTAAAAACTGTATTTGTAGACGTATTATAAACTGTATTAGTGTTTCTACTTGTTGCTACAACTGTAGCTGTAGATCTTGATGTAGATACAATAGTATTTGTTGTTTTACTTGTTGACACGACTGTAGACGTAGCTGTATTGTAAGTGGTTGTTGTATTAGTAGATGTATTATACGTGGTGGTAGTTGCGGTGTTAAATACCGTAGACGTAGCGGTAGTTGTATTAAAAACAGTATTAGTTAGCTTTGTTGTATTATATACTGTATTAGTACTTGTGTTATACACTGTACTAGTAGCTTTACTTGTTGATACTGTAGTACTAGTAGCTTTACTTGTTGATACAACAGTGCTAGTTGATTTACTTGTGCTAACTACTGTTGACGTAGACTTGCTAGTTGACACAGTGGTTGATGTACTAGTGTTAAACGTTGTGCTAGTAGACTTTGTGGTATTAAAGGTTGTGCTAGTAGCAGTAGTTGTATTGTATACGGTGCTAGTAGACTTGTTGGTTGACACAACAGTAGATGTTGCTTTGCTTGTTGATACTACAGTCGCTGTTGATTTACTTGTCGATATAGTTGTTGTAGTCGATGTATTAAATACTGTGGTTGTTGCTTTTGTAGTGTTGTAAACCGTATTAGTTGCCGTAGAGGTATTATATACAGTGTTGCTAGACTTACTTGTTTGCACTACAGTAGATGTTGCTTTTGTAGTTTGCACTACAGTAGAAGTTGATCTACTTGTTGATACTGTGGTAGACGTACTAGTGTTAAACGTCGTAGTTGTTGCTTTTGTAGTGTTATACACTGTGTTAGTAGCAGTTGACGTATTATAAACTGTATTTGTACTCTTACTAGTCTGAACCACCGTTGCTGTGGCTCTTGTTGTTTCTACAGTAGTTACGGTTGATTTACTTGTACTAACTTCAGTTGTTGTACTTGTATTAAATGTCGTGGAAGTCGCGGTAGTGGTGTTAAAAGTGGTGCTTGTTGCGGTGCTGGTATTATATATGGTATTCGTACTTTTATTGGTTTGAACTACTGTGTTTGTTGATCTACTTGTTGATACTGTAGTAGAAGTTGCTTTTGTTGTTGAAACAACTGTATTAGTTGATGTATTAAAGGTTGTTGTAGTTGCTTTAGTCGTATTGTATACTGTATTAGTACTTCTACTAGTATTATAAACCGTTAATGTTGTTGTAGACGTATTAAACGTAGTTGACGTACTTTTTGTAGTTTGTATAGTAGTTGTAGTACTTGTGTTAAATACAGTTGTGGTACTTTTGTTAGTTTCAAACTCTGTACTTGTATTTGTAGAAGTATTAAAGGTAGTCGTGGTTGCTTTTGTTGTTTGAACTACAGTAGCCGTAGATTTTGACGTTGACACAACAGTTGCTGTAGATTTGTCTGTTTCAATAGTCGTTGTAGTTGCTGTATTAAAAGTAGTACTTGTTGCTGTGCTAGTATTAAAAGCAGTAGTTGTCGCGGTCTGTGTATTGTAATCTGTTGATGTGGCTTTTGATGTTTGAACTGTGGTTGAAGTGGCTTTATTTGTTTCGACTACTGTTGATGTAGATTTAGTCGTTTCAACTGTAGTAGTTGTAGACGTATTAAATATCGTTGTAGTATTTGTAGATGTATTAAAAATAGTAACAGTAGCGGTTGTTGTATTATATATCGTGCTAGTGTTTTTATTTGTCTCTACTGTTGTAGATGTTGCTTTTGATGTAGCAACTTCGGTAGATGTTGATTTGGTTGTTTGTACTACTGTACTGGTGGATGTGTTATAAGCTGTTTGTGTATTGGTTGACGTGTTAAACGTTGTTGTAGTGTTGGTGCTAGTATTAAATACTGTACTAGTGTTTTTATTTGTTTCAACAACTGTAGCTGTGTTTTTAGTAGTTTCAACAACAGTGGAAGTAGATTTAGTGGTTTCAACCGTTGTGCTTGTTGACGTGTTAAAAGTAGTTGTTGTTGTAGTAGACGTATTAAACTGAGTAGAAGTAGCTGTTTGAGTATTGAAAGCAGTACTTGTGTTTTTGTTTGTCTCGACTACTGTTGCGGTGGCTTTTGTTGTTTCATATGTCGTTGTGGTGTTTTTTGTTGTTTCTACAGTGGTTGTTGTTGCGGTATTAAAAATAGTGGTTGTAGCTGTCGAGGTATTAAACTCTGTTGTAGTTGAGGTTTGAGTGTTAAAAGTTGTTGTTGTGTTTTTATTCGTACTCCATGTCGTTGTAAAAGCAGTTTGAGTTGTTGTAGTAGTATTATAAACTGTAGCTGTGCTTTTACTAGTAAGCACTACAGTAGTTGTAGCTTTACTTGTAGAAACTGTCGTAGTGGTTGACGCAGTTGTTAAAGTACTAGTATTAAAAGTAGTTGTGGTTGATTTTGTAGTATTGTAAGCCGTAGCTGTGGCTTTTGTGGTTTGTACTACCGTACTAGTAGATTTTGTTGTTGAGACAGTTGTTGTATACTCCGTGCTCGTACTTGTACTAGTATTGAATTCTGTTGTAGTATTTTTGTTTGTTTCGACTACTGTTGTAGTAGATGTGCTAGTATTAAAAGCGGTGGTTGTTGATCTACTAGTTTGAACTATAGTATTAGTAGATCTTGTTGTTGTTTTAGATGTAACAAATATAGTTGTTCTACTCGTGTTCCAAGATGTAGTATACTCAGTATTTGTAGATGTAGAAGTATTGAACGTTGTAGTAGTGTTCTTATTTGTTTCAACGGTTGTTGACGTAGTTACTACAGTGTCTGTGCTAGTGTTAAATACAGTGGTAGTATTAGTAGAGGTATTAAACACGGTTGTAGTACTTTTTGTGGTGTTATATAACGTACTAGTTGTTTTAGTTGTTTCAACTACAGTGTTAGTTGATTTTGTAGTAGAAGTTGAAGTGTTAAACGTTGTGGTTGTGTTGGTAGACGTGTTAAACGTTGTACTAGTGGCTTTCGTTGTCTGAACCACCGTTGCGGTTGCTTTTGATGTGGTTATTGTGGTTTGTGTTGATCTTGTTGTTGAAGTGCTAGTATTGTATGCTGTTTGTGTTGTTGTACTAGTATTAAAAATAGTATTAGTAGATTTAATAGTTGTTACTTCTGTAGATGTAGCTCTTTGAGTTGCAGTACTTGTGTTAAATTGTGTTTGTGTACTAGTTGAAGTGTTAAATTCTGTAGTTGTTGAAACGGTTGTTTCAAACTGAGTAGTTGTAGATTTAGTTGTGGTAAATGTGCTAGTAGTGTTTTTGCTTGTGGCCCAAACAGTATTCGTGCCTCTAGTAGTACTAGTGGATGTCGAGGTATTTGTATTCCAAATAACCTTTTTGAAAAATCCTAGCCATTTTGCCATTTCTTAGTGTTTTATGAGAAGTCACCTATATAGTTAATAAGCACTTTGTGGTTTCCCCCAGCATCGTATTCTAATACAATGAAGGAAATAACAGCAATTCTATTAGCTGTTAGGTCAAAGTTTACTGTGGCTCCAAATGGGGTTTTAATGTAACTTGGCAAAGCATTAAAGGCTAAAGACCCTACGCTTGATGGGTTTTGTATCAATATATTTCCAGTTTGCCCAACATCACTATTACTATTGACTTTTATGTCAATACTATTTGTTCCGTTATGGGCATTAATTAGAAAGTTATCATTTTTATTTAAATCACACTCGTGATTTTTTGGGGTAGTACCAGATCCAACAACTGTTGTAATGGTTCTTTTTAAATCTTTTTGTATTGTTACGGTATCAGTAAAAGTCTTGTCCGTAGGCATCGAATCAAATATATAGACCAAACCTTCTGTAGGAGCACCGGCAGATTGTTTTAAAACTAAATTCATAGTTAAAAAACCAGCAGCAGGAGTATTATCAGTTAAAACTTGACAATCATAAACAGCGTAAACGTTTTTATCACCGGCTTCTACTATTACTATATCTCTATTTTTTAACAGTTGTATAGCGTTTGTATGATCGTCAGTAATATTATTGTGAACGTACTCACTTACGGTTATAGTAACAGTATTTGACCAGCTAGCATTGTCACTCATGTGAAACTCACCTTTTTCATCAGCGGTATCACGTAGTAACCAAGCTAAACTCGTTGAAGATCCTGTTGCGTTTGTTGCTACAAAATGTGCAGCAATAGATCCTATTGTATAGTTTCTAGTTGCTCCATTATTAATTGCGTCAGATCCTACAACCTTGTCATTGTCATGTATGACAAAATCTCTATCTATATTCTTAATTCTAGGCATAAGTTCTTATTTCTTTTTAAATTTTTCAAAACTTCGACCACCAAAGTACGCACCAATAGTTGTCATAAGTATTAATTGCAAAAGATCTGTCCATTTTTCTTCTACATTAAATATTAATGATCCACTATCGATAAATACCATGAGTACAGTTGCTACTATAAGAAATACTAAAACTATAGGACGAACTGAGCGTGTTAGCCAATTTCCATGTTCTAAATCAGCTTTCCACCTTTCAGTTACATTTTTCTGCATTTCAGCTTCAGCTTGAATTAATATCTGAGTCATTTCTTTTTGAAAAGCAGCTTTCTCTTCTTTTGTTTGTATAAATTTATCAGCTACACCTGCTAGTTTTGAAACTACTCCACCAGCAGCATCGCCAAAAAGCTTTGCTAATATTTTACTCATATCTTATGCTTTTGTCCAATAACCATACTCAAGTACAGCAGTATTGGCAGCTGATCTAGCATTAACGCCTTTTAGTCCTTTTACTGGATAAATCATAAATTCTCCAGGACTTAAGTCTGCAAAATCTTGAGCAGCCGCTGTTTGTTGAATAACAACTGTTTCAGTGGTGCTATTGTTTTTACAATAAAAATACGTTATAGCTGACGCAGTAATTGGAACTAGCTTTGTTATACCTGTACCTAAATTTACTTGAGCTATATCAACCATAGGTTGAGTTACACTCAAAGCATCAGTTACAGTAAACGCTAAAGCGTCAGAGGCAGTATCAGCACTTATTAATTTTAGTGTTGGGTTTAATGTTGCCATTTATTTATTTTTTTCCTTTTTTAGATATTTTTTTCTTTCTACTTTTCTTTTTCATTACTTTTTTAACTGAGGATTTTTTTCCGTAAGGCATAATTTTTGTTTTATTTAGTTATTATTTCATTTTTTGACTGTTGTCGTCTTGGGCTTTGTAATTATTATCCGAACCAACTGTTCTAAGAGGTTTTTCTAAGCTTTCATTGTTTTTCACAATACGGTTAAGAAAATCTACTTTAGCATAGTTAGTAGGCTTAACAAAAGGTTTAAATGGACCATCATTGACCTCGTTATGATCACCAATAGTTTCTTTATAACCCATACTATCTTTATTTTCTTTCATCTTATTTAAGTTAAATAATTGATCGATACCAGGAATTTTAAACATGTCTTTGAATTTTTAGCGTTGATTGTCATGTATCATATCATCTATAGCTTTATTATAGACTTTATCTGTATATGACTTGTTATCATAGAACACACTTCTGTCGCTAGTTGGTAAGTCTTCTTCACCTAGTAGTACTCTATATATTCTACTTATTAATTGGGAGCATTTATATGATGTATTAAAAATGCTGTATTTGATTGAAGTGCGGTTGCGATGTCTCCATACCTCAATCCAACCTTGTTGTCTGAGTCTTTCCCATCGAGTTTTATCCCATGAGTACGTGTATGTTCCATCAATAAATTCTTTTCTTGAAAATCTACCTTTACAATCAAGATAGATCAATAACTCTAAATCAGAGTCTGTTAATCCGTAAGTTTTACAAGCCCACTTTCTAGTGAGCCTGTAATACTTAAAGATGTTAAGATCACGAAGATCTTGAGCGCTTAGTCTCATTATGCACCAGCAGAGTATGCAACTCCAGTAATATTCGAGTTGATGTAAACATCATTCTCGTCATCTGCAATAACAACCAATGCGTCGCCATAAGCGTCTGCTATAGCTTTAGATATTGATGCAATAACAGCTTTTTCACTTCCATCAACAATAGTTAATTTCAGTTGATCCTTACCATCAGTTCCGCCACCAACTGCTCCTGGGTGGAAAAATAGATCCAATCTAGTAGAACTTGCGTTTTTCATGTTCACTAGTTTTGATAATGGATAAGCAAAAGAGTTATCAGCGCCAGCACTAAAGTACAACATTTTTTCATGTAATTTTGACATTTTGATAATTTTTAAGGGTTAAACAATAATTTCAGCACGACTAAATTAAATTTGAATTGTTAACTACTCGATAATTACTACATCCGCGTGCTTTATAACGAAGTAGTACTTTTTATCGAATTCTATTCCGTGACCAGCGTGTTTATCGTAATGAACAATATCACCTTCGATAATACCGTTTACTTGATCTCCAACACTAATCACTCGACCTTTTAAATACCTAATGTCTTCGTTTTGCGTTTCCGTTAAAACAAATCCACCGTTATCTTTAGGTTTTTCTTTTATTTTCTCTATTACTAGGTAGAAGTTAATTGCTTTCATCTGGTAGTACTCTTATGTTATTAATTACACAATCAGCTGAGATTATAGTAGAAACTACTGATACTGCATTTCGCAGCGCCGATTTTGTTACCAAAACCGGATCAATAATTCCAGCTTTTATCATATCTACTTCTTTACCAGTTACAACATCTATACCATAACCTATTTTCTCTGGATTAACTTTTTCTAAACCAGCGTTATCTAGTATTGTACAGAAAGGTGCTATTATAGCTTTAGTTAGTATCTTTTCACCAACTCCATGTTCTTCTATATTAAGTGCTGCATTTAATAAAGCAACACCTCCACCTGGCACTATACCTTCTTGTAAAGCAGCTTTTGTAGCGTATACAGCGTCTTCAACTCTATCTTTCTTTTCTTTATACTCTACTTCAGAATCAGCGCCTACATATATAACACCTACACTACCTGCTAATATAGCTAGTCTTTGTTCTAGCTTCTTTCTTATATAAGGATTTTTATCCTCTTTTTTTATTAACCTCTTAACTTGAGCTATTCTTTCTTTTAAATCAGAACCTGTCTTATCTACTGTAAAAACAGTATGCTTATCATTTGTTATGACTTTAACAGCTTCACCTAAACAATCAGGTTCTATTAAATCAAAATCATCACCAAGTTCTTCATTTATTACTTTTGCTCCAGTTACTACAGCTAAATCAGCTACTGTATCTTCTTTTGTAGGTCCAAAACCAGGTAGATCAATAAAGTTAACCTTTATATTACCTTTAACCTTATTAGCTAATAACGCAGCTTTAGGTTGTTGTTCTAGCTCTCCAATGATTAATAAAGATCTATTTTGTTTTATACAGTGCTCTAACACTGTTTGTATTTTTCTAACGTTAGGTATTGCTGTAGAAGAAATCAATATATAAGGATTATCTAATTCAGCTACACCTTTGTCTTTATCTGTTATAAGATACTTAGATTTAAGTGGGCAATGTATTTGCACACCGTCTACTACATCTATATATGTTTGTCCAGTTAAAGACTGTTCCATTAAAACAACACCATCTGTACCTACTTTCTTATAAGCATCTGATATATGCTTACCAAGTTCAACATCGTTGTTACAGGATATTGAGGCAACTTGCTCTAAAAGCTTATCATCTACCTTTATTGCATTACTGTCTAAGTATTCTATCACCTTATTCATGCCAGATTTAATGCCTTCTTTAATATCTCTTATCGATGCGTCTTTATATTCAGTATCGTTGGCGACATTTAGAAGTGAGTGAGCAAGGACGGTAGCTGTTGTAGTACCATCACCTGCTTCCTTCACTGTGTTCTTGGCAGCTTCCTTTATTAAGGTTGCTCCAATATTCTCAACCGGATCATATAAGACTACGCTTTCCGCAACGGTTACACCGTCTTTTGTTATCACCGGTTTTCCAAGTGCATCCTCGTAAATTACACATTTACCAGAAGCACCGAGGGTAGACTTAACTGCATTGTTAAGTTTCTCTACACCCTCGATTATTTTACTTTTAGCGTCGTTGCCAAAGTTTAAACTTTTGACAATTTGGCTTGGTTGATTAAATTCCATTAAATTATATTTTAGTTGTTACTTAAATGTTTTAACTACTTTAGGTCCTTTCAAGAACTCGAGCCTCTTCTTATAGTGATCAATACTGCCATCAATAGCAGACTCAGCACTTTCCATAGTTTCTCGTCTTGTTACATCAATCCAGTCGTCTTTATGATCTTTATACTCTGTTTGATAATAACCGTTAGGTAGTTGTACAATTCTCCAGTTCTTTTTCTCAGCGAGACTTTTCCAAATTTCCTTGGTTTGCTCGGGCACACTAGGGTTGGAGTCGTCCCAGGTTGTGGTTTTGTAATAAAAATAATTCATATTGGTTTTTTATTAGGTTGCAGAGGTATAGTTATTCTTTCTTAGTTCCGTGTCCTCTGTTTCCACGGTTCTTTTTTACTGTGGTAAATCTACCAGTTTTATGGTCGTAGTCTAAACCTTTAAGGTTTCTGCCCTTTTTTATAGCGGCTCTACGTAATCTTTGGTTTTCAGCCCTTTTAGCTTTTCTGTCAGGTCTATTAGCTCTTTTCAGATCTCTCTTCTTTTTATCTGCAGCAGCTTTCTTGCTAAGTTTCTGTTTAGGCATAATCTATATATTACATGTATGGTTAGATAATTACACGAAGTTGGTGAAATTTAAAGTAATGACATAAGCCTATTACTAAATATACTTTAATAGCTAGTGTCACAAAAAAAGTACGTTAGATGTATTGGAGTAAAGTGTTGCTCCTCTTCTCCCGCACTAGCCTACCATAGCAAAACGCAACCTATAAACCCCACGGCCCCCTTTTTTGACCTTATTCGTCAGAAGTTTTTAGGTTTTACTTAGACTACTATAATATATGTTGAGATATACTGACTAACTACGATACGATGTAGATAATAGTAATGTAAATAATCTATAAATAATACACATGAATAATAAAAATGTAACACCGATCTCAACTAGAATAACTAACACAGTAATGAACCTAATTACTATTGGCCTTGTGCTTACATTCGCAATAGGTTTAGTGACGACTGTCGTGCACATGATACAGTATGGACCAGCTCAGTTCTAATATCTATACATCATACTAATGATATTAACCAGTGACAGGGGGCTAGTGTGTATAGCATCTCCTCGCTACATATAACTGTGACAGTTGCCTATTACTATAGCTATTCTATAAGCTATTGTCACACTATTATTTAAATATGTATAGCATTTTCATACAAGCTTACTACGACGATATGAAGATAATAGATATGTAACAAGTTAATAAAACTAGTAGACAAAGAGAGACAGTGCGGAATACTATTAACACTAAATCAACACTTAAACAAAACAACTACTTTTACAAACTAAAAACGACACATAACAGATAATATAAACGTAACTAAATAATTAATAAATAAATAAATAAACTATGAGTAACTTAATCACTAAAAGATTTGTTGTAAGACAATCACTAATCGGAAAAAATGTAACATTTGAATTCACTAATAAAAAAGGTGACAAAATCACTTACAATCACGACAAAGTATTTTCAATAATGAAAGACACTTTAACTAACTTAGCTTGCTGGACAAAGTACAAATCGTACACTGCAACTAACAATATTCCATTAATACTAAGAAATGAGAAGTTAGTATAATCTCCAAAAGTCGAGTTAGTTCACTGTTCCCTCGTATAATCAAATATGAACAGTCAAGTAGTCATGGTGCATAGGTGCGTTCGATTCGCAAGCTACTACAATACAATGTTAACACGAAGTTAGCAAGATAATATATATAAATAAATAAATATGTACGAAGCAATAGAACACTGGATAGAATATAATAAGAATAAAAATAACAAATAAATAAATAACTATGAGTAAAATTAAAGTAACGTACAACAAACTGTACAACTATGTAAAAGGTAAACCAGTATCAGAAATAATATTCGAAGCGATCGCTTTTGGTTTCTTAATGCCACTAGCAGTAGTAGGTATCTGCTTCATGTCTTATCAAGTAGTGTTTAACAACTTAACTATATAATCATGCAGTGGATATTAAAATGTGAAAACGGTAAAAAAATAGATATGTCACACTACATACTATTACAAATGGAAAAGAAAATAACAAGAGCGGATGTTCTTAAAAGAATAGAGTTCTATAAAAATACAAACAAATGAGTTACAGAAGATATATGACGTGGGAGCAAGGGTTTGCTCAAGTAAATGAAATGGCGGCAAAACATAAACGCGAAATGGCGATGACTAATCAACTCTTTCCTCGCGAAGATGGTAAGCAGTGGAAGAACTGGATTGGTTTAAGTCAAGAGTGCAGAGATGAAGTATATAAGCACTGTTACGATTTAAATACGAACAAAGTAAGATAATATAATTAAATAATGAATATGAATAAACTTAAATTTACAAATCCAGATATATTTGGCAAACCAAAAACAGTTATACTAAACGGTAAAGACTACTACAACAGAATTAACTATGTAGCACAATACAAATCATACATAACTATAAACGGTGAAAACTATGCCTAAATACTATCACGAGCTATCACTAGAAGATATGCTAAAACAACACGACTACACTTATATGTACGCTGATGACAATCGATGGTACGAGCAAGGTAGAAAACAGCGCGAAACAATTAACGCTAAAATCGAAGAATTAGGCGGATGGTGTGACGAGTTTGTTCAACTACACAACAAATACTGTCCAAAGCCGATGAAAATCAGCGAAGAGTATTTAGAAAATGTGCTACTAAATAAATAATAATATGAAAACAATATACGAAGGCGATGATCGCTATGAAAAAATCAAAGAACAGATGGATTTACTCGGTATTACTGATGTAACTACTGAAAGACAAGTGCTAAATGGTACAATAGTGTGGCGATTACCATACAAATCAAGAGGTAATTACGTAGAATATGGTGCTTTCGCAAGTGGATATGTAAGAAATCAAGGTAATCAGTGTCACTCTAATTGGCAAATTAACAAAAGATATATCGGTGAACCTCAATATTATCCTGACTATGTATGGTGTGATAAAACAAATCAAAGTGTAAAAACAGGTAAGTTTAACAGATATTACACTAAGAAATGTGTTACAATACCAATAGAAATTGACAGATTAGAGTATTTGATGAAGTATATTGTTAAAAATGAGTTTATAAAGCGTGCGAAAATGTTAGAAACAGATTTTGTACCAAAGTGGAAATATGATGACTTAAAAAAATCAGCAAAAGCTCTGGAGCATGTTACTAACGCATACAGCTCACATAAACCACATCGTGAAATAAAAGTGATAATAGATGGGCATAGATATAACGTAATATGAAAAAACTAACAACTAAAAAACTAATAGAGTATATGAAAAACAGAACTGACGAGCCATTAAAGCACGACGCTGATAGGTTAGCTCACGCTTGTAATCAAGCTACGCTTGAGTTCGGTAATGATAATGCTCTTGACATGCTAAAGCTTGTGTGCTTCAACGATGCTATACACGGCTTCAACACGCACAGCTACGGCTTTAACACTGCTACAGGCAGACATTTAATAAACAGAGTAAAAGAATACTATTATGANCAAACAGAATACTAACCTACCTAAATGGTTTAAAGGTTCGTGCTACGATAAAGGTGGCAAAGTAACAAATCCGTTCAGCGGACAAGAATATGAATTAAATAATACAGAACTATCTATGTACGATTTTATAATCGGTAGTCAATTAGTTATGGAAAGAGCTCCTAAAAGAGTAAATCAAGAAATGATTAGAGACTTTCAAAAAGGTCTTGACTGGTTTAGAAGTAAAAATGCCAAAGCATATATGGTTTTACTAGATTAATTATGAAAGAAATAAATAAAATAATAAACAAAGAGTTAACCACCTTCGATAGAAGTATAGTTGCAACTCCAAAAGACAGAGCAGCACTCGACGCATTTGCAAAAGCAAATCAAGGTAGCGCTGACATAATACTAACACAAATGGCAGTGCAGTTCGGTTATAACGAAGCACTAAAAATAATATCATTAGAATTACAATCTAAAAACGATTAAAGCAAGATAATATATTCGATGACAAAATGTAAATGTAAAAATATAATACCTCCGCAGCGGATAGCACTCGGTTACACCACGTGTGTAGACTGTAGCAGTACGGAAGCTTATGGTTGTGTCAACATCACATACCATAAAACTGGCAACACTATTCAGATTATGCCAAGAGCACAAGCGGCCAGAATACGTAAGCTATCCGCTCGTAGAGGTTATGGCACATGCTTAAGATAATAATATGGCAATAATAAAACAAATGAATATTGTAGCTGAAGAAATAGCTAACGATATAATAAAAGAAATTAATAATCAGTGTGATTGGCAAGTCGATCAGTTCTTACCAGAATCTAGTGAGGGCAATCAAATCAAGCAAACTCATAGTTACCTCGTAAGACTGGTCGCTAATCACATACAGAACAATACAAACAATGAGTGATTCAGTAAAAAAATACCACGAAATGAAACTAGAGGCTAATCTCAAAGAAAAAAGCTATGCTAAATACGTATTCGTATTAGATTATAGTAACGGTGAGGTATATATGTATGACATAAGCCCACTATGTAATGATCTGAATAAGTGGAATCCAGACTCTGAGTCTTGCGAGGCTTTCTTAATAGGTGCAGGACACGCAATAAGTCAGTGTGAGTGGATGGTTACTAGCAGAGATAACGTTATAACAAGAAAATAATATGAGTCCTTGGCAATTAGTAGCTCAACTCGGTATATATACTGACGAGCAAATAGATGAAATGACGTGGGCAGAGTGTGAAGAAATACTTCTAAACTAACGGGTGTGTGCAAGTGAAAAGTAGGCTTATGGCAATGTGGGAACGTACCGCTAACAACTTAAAGATAGGAATGTACTACTCGGTTGTGCCCGGAAAACAACAATAGGTCCTTGCAGGCGACAAATCGACAACAGTCATAGTGTATGAGGTTCTTAGCCCTCCACTATACTTAGTAATCTGATGCCAATAGCGGTTAAAATTGTAGGTTCGACTCCTACCACACCCGCAATAATGAATCCGAAGCGGTCGTGAGTTAACACGGAAAAACAAATACGAAGGCGAAAGATACGATTAATGATCACATAATAGCCGGCAACTAGGTATGGTTAAGCGATTACCGGAGCGTAAGCTCGACCGTGGTGCGCAGACTACCGACGGGTATGAGGTTCGAGTCCTCACTAGTTACAATGTAAATACGATAACTAATAGATAATAATAACATGAAAACAATTTATGAAATGCTAAAGCCAGAGCTTAAAAAATCACTGCAAGAATCAGCTAGGAAATACAATACAGCTAAAAGACTAAAGTATATACTTATGTCTAAAGTTATATGGCAAGACCTAACTGTATCAGAATTATCTGATGTAATAACTTATACTAACCTGTCAAGCTACAAGATGTCTTCTTATGACTTCATGTACGGCGACGCAATAATCAATAGAAAATAATGATAAATCAAAATGAATTCCAATCGTACGTAAGCGTACAACAATCAGGCATAACTAATATGTTTGATGTAAAAACAGTAGAGTCTATCTCAGGTCTCTCAAGAGCTAAGATCATGGATATAATGAAAAACTATGGAACTTACGCTGAAACCTTTAAAGTGCAAGACGATGCCATTAACTAACGAAAAGCTAAAAGAACTATATCTTGCTGAGCACAACTGTGTACTCGAACAAGAATATACAGGTGGCTATGACTTCCAAATGGAATGTATGACAACAGCAGATGATTATGAAGTATACTTTGCTCGTCATACAGGCGAAGACGTAGCTATAGACACTCACATATACTATTATGCAAACGACTTGATTGAAGTATTAAAAGAAAAAATACAAGAGTGTGACAAAGTATATTGTGGTGAAGATCTTTACTTAGAACTCGATCCTGAATGGCATGAGTGGTGTGAAGATGAAGACTTAATAGAGTATGATGATGAGACAGAAGAATATGTAATAGCAGATAAAGAAGAATAAATATGACAACAGAACAATTTAATAAAATAATAAACGAGCTAGATATACTAGCTGAAACTACAATGAACCATAAAGGTCCAGAGTATACTAATGGTAGTAAAGATATACTACACAATTTCAAAACAACAGCTAGCAAAGCAGGTGTTTCACCTTTAACTGTGTGGTATATATTCTTTGATAAGCAATGTAGTTCTGTAGCTGCTCACGTAAAGACTAATGGTCTTACAGAAGCAGAGCCAATAGAATCTAGGTTTGCAGATATAATTAACTACGCAAAGCTAGGCTACGCGTTATTTAAAGAAAGAGCAGATGGCAACTAGAAATCTAACAATGGTTGTAGACCGTAAGCATGCTGAAGAACATGAGCTAGGCTTTGCAGCTCCGCCTATTTTTTTCCATGACAATAGCTATGTAAATATGTATTTACATCACGATGGTTACCCTCAATATCAAGGTGTGCAAATAGCTAATTGGTTGCAAGCCAATGCTATACACGAAGGCTCTCAAATAGCCGCTAAGCTTGTGCACGATCATTACTATGACGCTTGCTACTTATATGCAGATTGCTCTCACGTAGATGTAAACTATACTTATATTATATTTGCAGGTAAAAAAGATGTGTGGGTAAGTTGTTATGATAACTATGAAGACAAGAACATATTTGTTCTACAAGCTCCTAAAATTATAACAAAATACAAAACTGATATGGACTATACTGATTTTACAAATGGAGATATAAGATGCGAGAAAACTATGAACGACTCAGCTAAAACAATACTAGACTTATTACAATCTTAATACGAATAAACGAGGATAATATAAACATGACTGACGACGATTTAAATAAAATTACTGAATTAGTATTAGACAAATTAATACAAAAATCTCAAAGCCCTGAGTGGCATCAGTACAATACACCTATGACAATAGGCGAACTAATCAAAGGACAATTGCCCTTTAAAGAAACTGAAGAAGAAGCTTTAGTTGGTCAATTAGCAAGATTCACAACTCTTATGCACATGTATGAAGAAGCAGAAGAATACATGAAGGCAGCAATAATAAAAAGAAAAATAGATAATATAAACAATAAATTAAATAACATATGATAAAACCAATGCTCGCATACAAAGTAGGCAATAAACCTGTCGACTGGTCCGAGAAAGTATATATGCAACCAAAGCTTGACGGCGTTCGTTGTGTTATACAGCTCGATAATAATAACGAAGTTGTAGCACACTCGCGTACAGGCAAACAATTTTTTAATATAGCTCACATCACAAACTCGTTGCACTATTTCTTTACGCAACACCCTGATATCGTCCTCGACGGTGAGTTATATAATCACGATCTAAGAGATGATTTCGAAAAAATCATATCCTTAGTCAGAAAACAAAAACCGACGCCCTCAGACAGATCAGAGGCCGGTAAAATGATACAATTTCATTGTTACGACTACATAGAAACTGTAATGAATCAACCATACAGCTATAGAATGGAGCAGCTCGCTACAAGCGATATGTATTCTTACTGTGTTAAACACGTATATACTACACGTATAACTCAAGATCAAGCTAGCATACAGCATCAAGCTAATCTTGACGAAGGTTACGAAGGCTCAATCCTAAGACTAGACAAAGCATATCAGCAGAAACGTTCTTACAACTTACAAAAGTTCAAAGACTTTTCCGACACTGAAGCTACTATCATAGGTTATGTAGATGGTAAAGGCAAGAGGACAGGCACGCTAGGCAAGTTCATAATGCAAGATGACGAAGGTATAGAGTTCGGTTGTCCACCGGGCAAAGGCTATACTTACAAGGATCTAGCTCATATGCTCGATAATATAGGTGACTATATTGGCCAGCGTGCTACCTTTACCTACTTCGAACGTACTAAAGCTAACAGTTACAGACACCCATTATTTAAAACAATACGCAACTATGAATAGAGATTTACAAAGACTAGATAATAAAATAAGACAACTAGAACGTAATAACAAAAAGCTAAGAAACAATATCAAAATGTACGAGATTAAAGTTGGTAAGCTTAGAAATGAAATTAGTAAATCAATTAATGATAACAACGATAGATTATGATTAGAGAATTTAAAAACGAAGTAATATTTAAGATTTCAGTAGATATCAACGGTAAACAAGAATACAGTTTTATGGAAAAAGATTATGATCAGTTGTGTGATAAGCTAACTGATATAATGATACGAGAGACTTTATGAATATATTTTACTTACATAAAGACCCTTACAAAGCTGCAGAATTACAATATAATAAGCATGTTGTTAAAATGATTTTAGAATCAGCACAAATGCTATGCACAGCGCATCACCATTACGATGTTTTTGGTAATACTTATATTGAAATACCTTATAAAAAAGCTCATTACAATCACCCATCAACTATATGGTGTAGAGAAAACAAAAACCAGTACAGATGGTTGTATAATCACATGATAGCATTAGGTCAAGAGTATAAAGCTAGATATAATAAAGAACATCTAAGTATTACTAAATGTAGACTACCATTGTTTAGATATCCTGTTGGTATACCAGATGGTAAGTTTCAACAACCTCCACAGTGTATGCCTGATGAATACAAAGATGAATGCAGTATAAAAGCATATTGGAACTATTACATAGGCGAAAAAGGCAATATATGTAACATAAAAAAAGAAAAACTATATAAAGATATACCTCAAAATTATTAATAATAATTTTATTTATATGACAATAGGAATTAAAGAATAATTAGTAACAGGCAAATGTCACAAGAGAGAAATATAAAATGGTTAAATGATAGGCGTATTATATATAGGCAAGATCCTATATCAGATATACCTAGCATTGAAACTGAACAATATAAATACTATGCTGATGGTACGTATCAATGTTATCACTTGTTTAANAGCAAGGCTAAAATAACAACATACAAATCATTAAAATGGCATATGCTTGTATTATATTATCTTAACATGGATAATATAATAAACTCTGATTTTGTAACTCTAGCTAAATTTATATCTAATAAAGAAAATTGTTTTGTTACCTTCTTTATTAAAAATAAATTACTAGAAAATATGATTAAAGATGTTTTGCAACAAGGTGGTGATCCACCTGCAAACAAGCTACGTAAAGTAGTATTTAAACCGTACTCTGGGTTAGACTTGAGTGGAAAATTAAAAATTGTAGGACAATTAATAGGCAGATCATCAAGTATAAATGATGAAGTTATATATCAAACAATGTTAGATTTAAATGATATAGGCAAAAAGATTACAATAAGTAGCATAGCTGGTTTATTAAATTGTTCAAGTAGAACTATACATCGTCACATGTGTGATGAACTAAAACGTGAAAAATCAAAATTAAATGAAGAAATATAATATTAGTAATTACGTACGGTACAAAAATGACGTACAACGTAAAATCCATAAACTACAAAAAGTTGTTGATGGTGACTATACTATTTACAACTCTGAAGATATGATAACTTGTTTTTTACCTTTAGTAGAAAATCTTGCACGAAAGTTTTCAACATCACAACAAGCTAGCGGTGTTATGACTATCATGGATTTGATACAGGAAGGTAACGCAGGTTTAGTACATGCAGTAAAAAAGTTAGACTATTTAACTTTACAAAATTCTGAAGATCAAGAGAAGACATTAAAATCTTTTTTATCTAAAAGAATACGAGGTGCAATACGAAGAGGCATTGACATAAACAGAGGGGATATAAGAATACCTGAACACAAGTTAAATGAAATACGTAAAAACTTTGGTAAAGATAAAAAGATGGTTGAAATGTTTTTTAATTCTATATTTTTAAGTATAGATGAAAAACCAAGCGATGATGATAATATGGCATACCAAATACCTGACAAATCAGAACCGTACAACATGGATTTACTTAATGTTTACTTAGATAGTTTATTAAAAAAACATCTAGGTGAAAAAGAATATCAAGTACTAACGTTAAGTTATGGTTTAAACTGTGACAAACATAGCGCTAAAGATATTGCAGAAAAACTAGGCATTGAGGGTAGCAGCTCATATGTAAGGGTTTCACAGTTAAAAAAACAGGCTGTAGAAAAGCTTATAGAAAACGTAGATCACTCGCAAGTGCTTGATTATCTATAAGTTATGGAGCGGAAATAATTTAAAAGACACACACAACGTGTGATTATATATACAGACTAAAATCAAATTAAATATGAATCTAAATGAAAAACTGGCTCAGATCCAGACAAGATTTAAATCGAAAAAAAGTAGGTTTAACTCTTTCGGTAAGTACAACTACAGGTCTGCCGAAGACATTCTCGAAGCAACCAAACCTTTCTTAGTAGAGCTAGGTGTCACGATAACAATCCAAGAAAAATTTATTGATAACCCTGTTGTTCCAATGATGGAGTCAACAGCTGTGCTTAGTGATGGCAAAGATGCTATACACGCAAAAGCTATTGTAGGTATTGACTTAAACCAGAAAGGTATGAATGTACCTCAACAGTTTGGCTCAGCATCTTCATATGCTAAAAAGTATGCGTTAGGTAATTTATTCTTAATAGATGATACAGCTGACAGCGACGCTACTAATACACACGGTAACCAAAACATCACAAGTCATCAATTAGCTAAAGCTAAAGACTATGTTGCGGCTGGCGGTAAGCTGGATGCTATCAAGAAAAAGTACAAATTAACTCCTAAACAAGAGAAGGAATTAACAACACTATAACATGAAAAAACAAGAGATCTTAGAAAAGCTTCGTAATGATGAAGATTATTATGGAGCCTTTGGTAAGAAGTATCTAAGTAATTCAGACATAATGGCACTATTAAAAAACCCATTAGCTTTTGGATTACCAAGTAAACCTTCACCTGCATTTCTAATAGGCGGATATTTTCACACAGCTATACTTGAGCCAGACAAGCTTAAGAAGTTTAAGATAATAGAAGCATCAACAAGAAATACAAAGGTGTATAAGGAAATGACAGGCGGAGAGATGTGTTTATTAACTCATGAAGTCGATCAAATTGAACTGATGACAGAAAAGTTACTAAGCAACGACATTTGTAAAGGATTAATAAGAGACTCTGACACCGACTACGAACAACCTCAAGTTACAAAGATAGGTAAATATATGTGGAAAGGTAAGGCAGATATTGTTAATCACGATGAAAAACTAGTAATTGATTTAAAAACAACAGCAGATATCACAAAGTTTAAAAACAGTGCGTATCGTTATAACTACGATTCGCAAGCTTATATCTACAGAATGTTGTTTGGTTATGACATGCTATTTATAGTAATAGATAAAACCACTCATCAATTAGGTTTGTTCGACTGTTCACCAGAATTTTACGCATCTGGTAAAGATAAGGTAGAAAGAGCAATGGAAGCTTATGACTTGTTCTTTAAATCCAAGGATTTCGATCCAAAACAGTACTTCATAAGCAAAACACTTTAAACAATATATATGGCAAGAACTAAAAAAAGAACCTGTGACGTAACAGGTGTAACGACAAGTGAAACTAACTTTTATGCAAATCAAAGTCACGTTAAAGCTGTCGACAATTTAAGAAGAGGCACTGGCGCTACAAAAGCTCAGATGTCTAGAATGTTTAACCAAGTAAATACTTATTAATATGGCAAGTATAATAGCTACAAGTATAAACCTTAATGAAATACCTAAAGATAAAATTATCGTAGGTAAAAAAGGTAAATACTTACCGATAACTATTACATTAAATGATGAACTAGATCAGTTTGGTAATCAAGGTCCTGTGGTTGTACAACAATCAAAGGAAGAGAGAGAATCTAAAACTCCAAAGGTTTATCTTGGAAATGTAAAAGTAGTTTGGACTAACGGTCAACTTGTTGACGTTGCTCCAAGAGATGATCAACAAATGCAGTCATCACCACAACAAGCAGCGCCGGCTGCAGCACCGGCAGACGATTTACCATTTTAAATTAAATTAAATAATGCAAGTAGAAGATAAAGAGATCAATGGGTTCGCGATTGACAAGTTCAATCAACACGGCCTTGAAGAGGGTAAGACACAGGGTATATGCCCTTTGTGTTCTCACGATAGGAAACCTAAGAATCAGAAGGCTAAATGCTCTTCTTATGATTGGGAACGTGGTCTCGGTACTTGCCACAACTGTAATTCAACTTTTCAACTACATACTTACGAACGTAAGGGAGCTAGCGAGCGTGAATACGTGCGCCCGGTATATCAAACACCGGTTGCTCCTAGTAGTAAAGTTGTCGAATGGTTTAAGTCTAGGGGAATATCTCAGAGTACTTTGGAAGCATTGAATGTTACCGAAGGCTCTGAGTATATGCCTCAAACTGGTCAAGCTGAGAACACAATTAAGTTTAATTACTATATAGGTAATCAACTTATAAATATTAAATACCGTGACGGTCGCAAAAACTTCAAGTTATACAAAGGTGCTGAAAAAGTATTTTACAATATTAACAGTATTGTAGGACACGACTCAGTAGTAATTGTAGAAGGTGAAATAGATGCGTTATCGTTGCACGAGGCAGGTGTGCCCAACGTTATATCAGTACCAAATGGTGCTACGTTAAATCACAACAACTTAGATTATCTTGATAATACTATAGACTATTTTGAAGATAAAACTAAAATAATTCTAGCGGTAGATGCTGATGAACCAGGTCAAATGTTAAAACAAGAGTTTATACGTAGACTAGGTGCTGAGAACTGTTATATAGTAGACTTTGAAGAATGTAAAGATGCTAACGAGTATTTACTTGCTCATGGTAAAGACAAACTAAAATTTGCTATACACGATTCAAGGCAAGTACCTTTAGAAAATGTAACAACATTAAAACATATAGAGAATGATTTACAAGATTTTGTTAAGCATGGTTTCAAGCCTGGTTTCCAAATTGGCCTTGAAAACTTCGACGACATATTCAGCACATACACTGGGCAGTTTATTACTGTTACTGGTATACCTAGTAGCGGTAAGTCTGACTTTGTTGATCAAATGGTTGTAGGTTACAATAAACAATATGGCTGGAAAACAGCATTTGCTAGTCCT